CGATGCGGAACGCGATGCGATTGTCCGCCACGGTCGGGATCGAATAGGACATATTCGATTCGGTTGCGCTGCGGGTCATCCAGATGTTCTGGGGCTTGTTGTTGGTGCCGCCGAAGCATCGCCGCTGCTCGTTGTACGTGACGGCGCCCGGATAATTGCCGGTGGCGTCGTTGAATCCGGTATCGTTGATCGGGGGCGTTTTGCTCACGTCCGGCACGATGTTCTGGTCGATGAACGCCGTGCTGGCAGACTGGCCGATGTAGCCCAGCAGGCCGTTGGCCAGCTTGTAGACGTTGTACCGGATCGCCCCCGACACCGCCGTCCAGGACACCGTGTTTTTGTTGGGCGTCGTGGTCAGGTCGTTGGTAATCGGCGCGCTGGTGGAACTGGCCACCGACTCTTCGAGGCCCGCCGTATTCACCGTGGTCACCGCGTAGGTGTAGCTGGTGGAACCCGTGCCCGTGGTGGCCGTGGCCGACACCCCGGTGGGTGCGTTCGTGGGCGCCTGGAACGTGGGATAAGCCAGTTGCCAGTTCGTCGCCCCATAGCGCCGCAGTTCGGTCACCGGATAGGTCGGATGCACCAGCGTCAGCACGTCGGCGGACTGGACATAGTGGAGGTCGAACAGATCCGCAGCGGCGTAGTTGTTCGGAATTTCATACTCGCCCGAGGCGGGGAGTGCGTACCAATAGGTTGCGTTCGGGGGAGCGTTGGCCGTCACCGTGTTGGCCACGCAGTAATAGTTCGTGCCCCCGCTGGCCACCAGATCGCCCAGCACGTAGCCCCGGTAGCCCGTATGCACGCCCGACTGGGTGCCACTCGTCACCACTGCGGCGCCCGCCGACGTGGCCGACACCTCGAACTGATTGGTCTGCGGGTTGCGGACGTAGTAGGTCGTGCCTGCCGTAAGGCCGGTAGGCAGCGCGCCCGACGTGGAGAACGTCACTGGCGTGTTGGCGGCCAGCCCGTGAGCGGTCCAGCCGATGTTCGCCGAAGGGGTGCAGGTGTGTGTGCCCGATTGCGTGCCTGTGGTGTTGATGCTGGCGCCGCCAGGCGTGGCCGATACCTGGAAGGAACCTGCCACCAGCCCGGTGGCAGAAACGTAATAGGTGGTGCCTGCCACCAGCCCTGTCGGCAGTGCGCCCGTGGTGGTGAAAACCACAGGGGCGTTCGCGGGCAACCCGTGCGCGGCCCAGGTCACCACCGCGGGGGTTGCGATGCTGACCGTCACCGCAGCTGCCGCCGTGGGGATGCTTGAGGTTATCGTCGCCGAGGGGTTGGCGAAGGCCGCAGGGGCGCCGGCCAGCAGCACCGCGCCCTGGGCGTGGAAGCGAAAATATCCGGCACCGACTTCGATGGCGAAGGCCTGGCTGTTCGAGTAGCTGAAGGGAATCAGTCGCGACACCACGGCGCTGTTCTTCGTTTCCCGCACGAAGGCAAACCCCGGGCGATTGGCCACCGGGCCGTGTGGCAGCGTGTAGAAGTTGCGGGCAATCGCCAATCCCGTCTGAAACTTGGCTAGGTCAATATGCCCATACAGTTCGGGCGTGACTTCGCCCGCAGCGAAAGATCGAGAAAGGGACCGCAGACTTTGGGCCATTTAACGCCCCGTCATCCAGGGCGTACCAGGCAGGATGTCCTGCCGGCGTTGGTTTGCGTCCGAAGCCGTCGCCTTGCCCAGCCAAAGCTGGAAGGCGGCCATGCAGCTGCGGGCCGCTTCGGCGCCCACCTGCCCTTTCAGCAACGGACCGGCGAGTTTCGACGCCAGCAGCCACGCCAGCGCTTCGGTAAATAGGGGGCTGAATTTCGTGGTGTCTGCGATCAGGGACGTGTAGTGCAACACCGCGTATTGCTGGTTGGTGTAGATCACGTCCGTGCCGTCGGGTAGCGTTTCCGCGACGAAAGGCTGCGGGGTGTAGATGCCCTGCCCCGCCTGCGCGGCCCCGTAGTACGTGTTCGGCATCGGGATGGCCGCAGCCGTGTCGTTCATGGCCGAAGGGTCATAGACCCCCAGCAGGTTCAATTCATCGGAAGGCTGGGCGTAGACATAGGCCCATTGGCTGGGTGGGGTGGCCGACAGCAGGGCCAGCGGCACGCGCTTGGCGGCGAAGCCCCAGGGGTGCATTTCCAGCAGGGAATCCCGGGCGATAGGATAGAAGCGGCTGCACAGTGCGGCCTGCGCGCTGCCATCTGGCGGGTTGATATTGACCACCGTGGCTTCATCGCCCAGGTAGCCTAAAGCCAGGTTACATACATCGACGTCGGATGCCATGTGCATTCCCTAAGAAAAACGGGGCCGACGTTTGCACGAAGGCCCCGCAAGTTGCAGCAGGAGGAGAAACCCTTACGTCAGATCGCCAGCGGGGGCAGCAGGTGCGGGCTGCACGGGGGGCTTGTTCAGCCCTTGCGGGAAGAACAAAGCGAACGCCGCAGCGATCCCTTCAGAAATCTGCTTGTTGATGTCAGCCCCTTGCGCAGCCGTGGCTTTCGCCAGGGCTTCGGCAAAGGCGGCAGGGTCCGCAAAGGCGCTGGTGCCCGGGGTGGAATTGGCCTCGATCAGCTTGCGGATGCGTTCCGGTTCGGCCACGTTGACGTAATAGTCAAGGGCCTGTTCAGCGGCATCGTTGAGCGGTTGGAGGTTGTCGCCCGGATGTCCGTCGTATTCGATTTCCTCGCCCGGTTGGACCAGGCGGGAATCGATGAAGGACAGTTCGAGGACGCGGTAGCGTGCTTTTTCGTCGGACATGGTTCAGTCTCCTTACAGAACGGCAAAGCCGGACTTGTAGTTGAGGTTCTTCAGGTCCTGGATGTTCTTGGCGAGGGCGCAGAAGATGCTGTTGGTGGCAATGGCCCCGACGTTCACCACACGAGCGCCCAGATAACGCTTGGGCGCATAGGGGGCGGCGCGGTCCAGATGCAGCGGGACTTCGGTACCGGCCGGCAGGGATGCAATTGGGAAAGCATCGGTCTGCACAATCACCTGTACGTTGGTGGTCAGTGCCGCGTCATCCGCCTGGATCAGTTGAAACTGCACGCTGGTGCCGACGGTGGGAGCCGTCAGGACGGTGAAAACCGCTTCGATGGCTTCGCCAGCGCCGGTGTCCCCCGCCTGATTGCCGCCGATGGTCAGCGGGCCGAGGTCAACGGTGTTGACGGAAAGGATGCTGCCGGCACCGTTCATTGCCTGGCCAGATACGACACCGGCCGCAGAGACAGAACCGCAGAGGGTCAGAAAGTTGTCGAGGATCATGATGGAGTCTCCTGGTTAAACCACGCGGGCTTCGGTGTTGAGCAGCTGATCAACCTTGCGCAGGGGGATGCCCAAGAAGGAAGTCAGCGCGTAGGGGGTGCCGAACTGGGTCAGCGCCTGTTCGATGCTCAAGGCCGCATTGGACTTGGCCAGCGCAGCGACACGCAGCATCGAATAGACGGTGCGGTTGGCGTAGAACACAGCACGGCCACGGGACAGGTTGGGCACGCGGTCGATAGCGCGGGACATCAGATTGATGATCTGGGTCGCGGCGCTGGCAGACTGAGTGTTGGCCTGGGTAGTCAGGTCGGTCACGTTGATGTTGCAAATGCGAACCGCGTAGCGCCAGTCCTTCACGGCGATGCCGTTCTTCCACTGATACAGTGCGCGCAGCGCCTGGAAGAAGTTGTTGTTGGCATCCGGCACGGACTCTTCGCCCAGGTCCTGGTGCATCAACCCGGCGACGGAACCCTTGGGGAACGGGCAGAACACGGTGTTGTCGCCCCAGACCACCAGCCAGATGGAGCAGTTGTTGGAGCCGGTGCCGCCTGCGTCCAGAATGTTCTGGGCATTGCCGGCGCCGGAAATGGTGCCGTAGCGGGTGGCGAGGCCCAGGAACTGGCGAGGATCCGCGGCGGGGTTGCCGTAGAACATCGCGCCGGCCATGGTTTGGTTCATGGCTTCGATGAAGGCTTCATCTTCGGACAAGCGGAAGGCGGCAGTGTTGCCGTTCAGCTTGGCCAGTTCCACGTCGATGTGGCTGCGGGCTTCGAGGATGCCCACCGCTTCATCCACCTGCGTGGTTTGGCTCTTGGAAGTCGGGACGCCCTGGTTGATCATGCGGTAGTAGACGTTCGGCAGGCCGGTACGGATCGTCAAGCGGTGCCCGGTCGGCAGATTGCCTTCCATGAAAACGGCATCTTCCAGAATCTCGTTGGTCTGGGAGAGCAGTTCAGCGATCTTGGGGACGTTGCCATCCGGGTCAAGACGCTTGGCCCAATCGGCGAGGGTCAGGGCGCCAGTAGAAAGCGTGGCGCCGACCATCAGGACATCCCCCGCGTGGGCGGAACCCGTGAAGTGCAAGCACATCGCGGCGACGACCAGAACGATCATCTGGAAAGTGCGGTTGAAGAACAAAGTGGATTTCATGATTTAATTTCCTTTCATTTCTGATTCGGATAGAGGACGGCAGCGGCAGACTTGCCACTGTTTGGCGCGGTCCCCCCGGGGACGAATCCGTCTTCGCTCAAGGCCTTACCGATCTTGAGGAAATGGCGAATGACTTCGGGGTGGTTACCTAGCCCGGTTTCGTTCAGCAACGTCCGCAGTTCAGGCGTGGCAGTTGCATCCAGCGCCTTCTTCGCCACGGCCAGGTTCTCAGTCAGCTTGTCGCCACCGAATTCCTTGTCCGTCTTGGTGGCCTCGATCCAGCCGTTGTTCATCTGCTGGAATTGCGCTTGCTGCGCGGCTACCACCTGGGCAGTAACCTTTGGCCCCATCGTTTCGACGAGTTTCTGCGCCGCTTCGTTGGTCATGTTCAGGTCGCGGGCGACGGATTCAAATTCCCCCAGCAGTACCGGGTCGAAGGTCGTGCCTTCGGGCGCTTTGAATTCGTACTTCTCCGGCGCGCCGGCAGGCTTGTCGCCATCCTTTGCGTCGGTGGAATCCGCGGTCTTGTCGCCGTCCTTCGCCGTTGCGTCGGTTGCGGAGGTCTGACCTTCAGCGGTTTGCGTTTGCGCCGTACCGTCTGCGGGCTTCGTATCGGCAGTAGCCGACGTAGTAGCGGGCGCTTGGGCGGCGTCGGTGGATTGGCTGCCGGTGTCTGGAGTTGTCCCGGTTACCAAGGTTTCAGGTGGCATTTGCGTTTCGCTCCTTGATCATTTCGATATAGCGATCCGGGCAGTGCGCGAGGATCAATCCCAGCAGGGCGTAGCCCTCGTTCTTTCGTCCTTCCGCGAAGGCCATGCGTAAGGCATTCGTGTCGAACGTCACCTGGAACACCGCGGCCCTGTCCAGAATCCGATAAACAATTCGCCGACCCCGGGGAGTGCCCATCAGCCACTGGATGTCTTTCTTTTCCAGATCGGCGCCCAGCTTTGCGCGCTCTTGCGCGGTAAGCAGTTCGCGTTCTTGTGCATCGATGTCGGTGGGGTCGTGCGCATTCATGGCCGCACTCTATGGGCGCCCTTTGCAAGTAAGGCGCCCCCTGAAATGTAAAAGCCGCCCGAAGGCGGCCTGTATGCGGGTTGCGTTTCCAGTCAGCTGGTCGGATATATCGCGGCTGCGATGTTGGTGGTGCCACCTTGCGGCATCACTTCGAGGTCCGTGATCTGGAACCGCAGTTCCACATCCACGTCGCTGGCGCTTTCGCCTTCCGCCACTTCCTCGCCTGGGTCGGCTTCCTGCGTCACCTGCACCACCTTGGCAATCGCCCGAAGGCTGACGGTCGAACCCGCAGCAGGTGGATTCTTGCCAAGCCCCAGGGCTTCCACCTGCTCTTCGTTGAGGTAGATGCAAAGGCCATACCCGTAGGGGTTGTCGGCGATGGCGCAGCACTCATTCATGCGGTCGCCGGTCTTCATCGATACCATGCCCATGTCATTGGCCTCCTATTGGCACGCCTTGGGGGGTGCCCCCGAGGCCTTGGGAAAACAGATTCATCACGTCGGTGGCAGCATTGCCGCCCGTGGTCGGGGTGGCGCCCAGCTTCTGCGCCGTGTCTGCGTTTTGATTCATCATCGCGGCCTGCTGCGCTTGTTGCTGCGCCTTGGCCCGTGCGTCGCGGATGGCCTTCACCTTGTCGTCATCGACGATCAGCTTGGGATTGATGCCCAGGTCGCCGCTGTATTCGTCGGCCCAGGCATCTGCATCCAGCTTGTCCAGCACTTCAGGCTTGAACTGGGCCACCTGCCCCAGCATCCCGACGAAGCGATCCACGCCGTTGGTGGCGATGGCGCGCTGGGCTTGCGCCAGCATGCTGACCAGTTCCACGCTCAGATCCTGACCCTTGAGTTCGTCAGGCGGGGGCGGGATGATGCCGTTGCCCTGTGCATCCACCGACGACAGCATGCGGTCGAACGTCATATCGATCAGTGGTTCCAGCAGTTCGTTGTGCAGCCGCTCCAGCACCGGCCCCAGCATCAGCATTTTCTCTTCATGCCGTTCGGCCACTTCGGTCGCGGTCATGCGTGTGGTGGCTGCGTTGTCCTGGCTGATCATCATGAACAGGTCGGAATAGAACGCGCTGTTGATGCGGCCCCGAACGTCCTGGATGTCGGCCAGCAGGTACTGCAAGTTGAGGTTGACTTCGAACGCCGAGCGGATGCCCTGCCCCGGCTGGGTCGAATCCACGTAGGTCAGGCCGCCCGGAAGCATTTCGACTTCGTGGCCCTTCATCGAGGTCGGCACTTGCAGGGGTGGCTTCGTCTGGTAATCAATGCCCTGGCCCTTGCGCAGCTGTTCGTGTTGCAACTGTTTGATGTCGCCCAGGGCTTCCATGCCCGGGCCATTGCCATAGATGTCACCCCCGGCAAGCGCCCAGCGCGGGCAGAGTGCAGGGAAACGCTTGTATCCGGATTCGCGCAAGGGCTTGTCCGGATTGCCGCCGACTTCCCAGTAGGTCGAGGCCCAGGCCATGTTCTTGGCATCCAGCATGCGCGGGTCGCGGTCCGCCCGCGGTTCGATGCCGTGCATGATGGTTACCCAGGCGTCCAGCGTGCCCCGGGCGTAAAGGTTCTGGATCGTCGAACTGCAATTCGCCAGGCCGAATTCCTTGACGATGGCGCCCACTGGCTTCTGGAATTCGCGGTACAGGGTATCGACCTGGCCCTTCCAGTTCTGCGCGATGGCGTATTCGCCGATGGTCAGGGGGTGGCCGTGGATCACGGTGTGGAAGTCATCCGCAAGGATGGCGCCCGACGTACCGAAGGCACCCAGTTCCTCGTACATGCCGTGCAGCATGCGATAGACATTCGACTTGGCGAAGATCGTCAGCATGCGCTTGGTGCATTGGTCCAGCCACAACTTGACCGGGCCGTACTCTGCAAGGTCCGGGTCCGTGGTGGTCAGGCGAAACCATGGCCGAGCGGGGGAAGTCAGGCCCCCCATCAGGCCGGCAGCCAGTACGCGGTTGGCGCGGGTGCCCGTGGAATCGTAAATCGAATTGTGTCGCTTCGTCCCTTTGTCCCGATCTGTGACGAAGTAACGCCCGTTGCGCGGCAGGATGTAGGTGGAGAGTTCCAGCCAGTGCGGCACCCATGTCGCCCGTTCGGACTTCATCTGTCCCCAACGGGACATTACCTGCTGGCGCGGGGTCAAGTCCGCCACGGATCAGGCCCCCAGCAAGGTCGTCTTGCCAAGTTTCAGGTCGTTGGGATCCACGCCCCCGGCGCCCGTCAGGAAGGTCTGGGCGACGCCCGGGGCGCCACCTCCTTGGCCCGTGCCCGAATTGCTTGCGCGCACGGTTTGCGCGTCAGGCGATTGCGACGCTTGGGGCGCCGCGGCAGGCGCCGCCGGTGCGGGGATGTTGGGTTGTTGCATCATCTGGCTGCCAACCAACGCCGCACCAATGCCGACAACAGCGGAAACGGGATCGCACATAGCGAAACTCCATGGATTTATTCGTACGGATTGTGTTCGCGGCGTTGTGGCGAAAGGCGCCCCCCGTTGGCGGCCCTCAAGTGTGCGATCTTCGGGGTGTCGATCAGGGCCAGGATGTAGGCGCTGGCATAGTCCGGCGACCGGCCGATGCGGGCGATGATGTCCTCGCGGGATTCGACGTAGATGATCGGCCCCTGCGGTTCCCACTTCGGCGCGCACAGATCCGCCTTCAGGCCGGCGTGGTTCGGCAGCACGATGCCCGTGTTGTTCGCGGGGTCCAAGGCTTCCCGCATGCGCCACCACAATTCACTGCGCTGGTTCTTGAACGACAGGCGCCCGGACTTGTCCCGGCCCAGCGACTTTTCGCTGACATTCACGCCCAGCACTTGCTGGTTCGAGGCGCGCAGGAAGTCGTAGACCGAGGCGCCCACCCCGATGACATCGACGTGCTGCGGCGCCTGGTCGCGCATGGCCGCAATCACCAGCCCCGCAGCCGTCGGGCCATCAGGTGTCTGGCTGCCCGGGTAGTCCAGCGGCACGTCGAACCACATGCCTTCATGCCTGCGGGCGATGACCGTCTTGTCCTTGCCGCCTCGCGCCACATCCACGCCGATCGAATCCATGGGCACCAGCTGCGCGGGCTTTTGCCATCGCGCCATGGCCGCTTCCACCCATGCGGTTGGAATGACCTGCCACGGGTCATCCTCGATGCCCGCCTGGAAGTCGCCCTTCAGCATCTGGCTGCGCAACGGTTCGGGCAATGCCTGGAGTTGTGTCATGTATCCGGTCCCCATCAGGTACGGGTTATCGGTAATCCGCGACGGCACGAACGTGCGCGACATCGGCGTAATGATGTCGTCCGCGGCGTGGTCCTTCGGGTCGTAGTCGTAGCACGGCGCCCCACCCACCAGCACGAAAGGCCGGGCGTCATCCACCCACAAGTCGCGGCCGTTCGGGTAGTGGCCATCTGCCGGCAGTGATGCGGCATATCGCAGTTCGCCAGGCAGCGCAGGGTTCGCGTGCTTCGGATCCAGCCACGGCGCGAAGAAGTCGATCACCCACCGGCCATCGGCTGACGTCGGCGGGTTGAACGTGAAAAGCGCCTGGCACTTTTGCCCTGCGGTTGTGGTCCGCAGCCAGCCCAGCAGGAAGCGAACCTGCTGCGCCAGGAAGTTCGTGGTCTCGTCGAACACCAGCAGATCGTGCGGCCGGCCCTGGTACTTCCGTTCATCGCCCACATTCGGCACGGCGCCGAACTCGATCTGCAAGCCCGGCCTGCGCCAGATGTTGTCCTTGCCGTTGTAGCCATCCCGGCCGCCCACCAGTTCTTCCAGCCGGTCAATCACGCCCGTCAGTTCGGTCCCGATGCGGCGCAGGATCATCGACTTGCGATGCTGGGTCAGCGCCTTGCCACAGGCCAGATCCGTCTTGCCCCCGCCCGCGGCGCCGCCGAAGCCGATGATGTCGGCGTCCGAGTAGTAGGCGATGGATTGCGGCCCCGGCAACGGGCGCCACAAGGCCGGGTCGCTGGTCAGCAGGGTATCGAGTTCTTCCCGTTCGGCTGCGGTCAGGAAGCCCAGCAGGGCAGGGTCAAACGAGGTCACTGATGTCGGAGTCCTTGCGGACCTGCGCAGCCGCCAGGATGGCCGCTATCCGGGCAGCCCGTTCGGTGTCGCTGATCTGCACCGGGCCGCCGTCGGCGCCCGTCAGTTCCATGCTAGTTTTCTCGCCGTATTTGGCCGGCGACCACTTGGCCAGCAGCTTCAGCCGTGTCTCTATCCGCAGCTTCGACCGTTGGACGTGTTCGGCGTTAAGCACGGTAACCGTGCCCGATGGCGTCTGCTTGTCCATCCAGTCATTCGTCGCGTCGTCGGCAATTTCCAGGGTGGATTCGGCGATTGCATCGAAGCCCAAAATTCTCGCGTGCGCGATGCGTGAAGCGAAGTCTTCGTCCTCGTCGATCCAGTCATAAACCGCCCGCCACGAAGGCATATGCTCATCCCGACAAATCTGGCGCAAAGGTTCGCCCGTTGCGAGTCGGTTGCAGATTTCATCAAGGATTTCAGGGGCGCGTTTCATGCGCCAAAAGGTATCCGCACCGTGTGCAGGAAAGGCGCCCCCGACCTAAAATCGGGGCAGGAGGATTACCCCATGCTTGACAAAATAATGTCCGCGCTCGTTGGCGCCGTGCTACTGACCCTGATCTTCGGGGCCATCCACCTGTTCCAGCTTTGGCGGAAAAAGAAATAAATCACCGCTGGGTGTAATGCACGATCCGGCCGACCTGCCGCCGAGAGAGTCCCGACCACTTCGACAGACGCTTCAGCCCCCAGCCTTCATCCTCGTGCAGCCGCCGCATCGTCTCTACATCGTGGTCGCAAATTTTTGCACGTTGATGTTTCTCGCCGTGCCGTGGTCACTGCTTTTCCGTTGTGTGCGGTTTTTTGCGCATTGTTTCGTCCTCGCAAAAAATCACGCATTCGCACCAACAAATGCACCATGCACCATGCACCAGCACCATCCCCCTACGGGGGATAGTGGTGCG